AGCTCCGGCGTGAAATGAAGTCCCGCCGTCGGCGCCGCGACCGAGCCGGGCTGGCGGGCGTAGACGGTCTGGTAGCGCTCGAAATCCTCGGCGACGTGCTCGCTCTCGCCGAGGGCGCCGCGGCGCTGCCGGTGCAGCCGGCGGAGGGCTAGCACATGAGCGGGAGCCTGCTGGCGAGCCAGACGCCGCCGATCACCATCAGCTTCAACGAGATCCCGTACAACCTGCAGGTCCCCGGGACCTTCGTCGAGATCGCGCCGAACTACGACCAGAGCGGCCTGGTCGCATATCCGGCCAAGGTGTGCCTGCTGTGCCCCGGCACCTCGGCCGCCACCATCACGCCGCTGGTGCCGGTCCAGGTGTTCACGCCGCAGCAGGGCGCGCTGCTGCTGGGCGCCGGCGGCATCGGCGCGCGCATGGTGGCCGCCTTCATCCGCGCCAACCCGTGGACGTCGCTGTACGTGCTGGGGCTGCCGCCCGCCGGCGGCTCGGCCGCCGCGACCTGGACCGTGCTGACCACGATCGCCGCGACGCTGACCGGCGTGGCGGGGCCGCTGAACCTGTATATCGGCGGCAAGCAATACAGCTACACGGTGACGCCCGGCGTGGACACCAGCGCCACCATCGCCACGGGCCTCGCCGCGGCCATCAACAGCGACCCGTTCTGCAACGTGACCGCATCGGCCGGCAGCGTCTCGATCACGCTCACCAGCCGCGACCGCTGCGCGCTGGCCAACCAGCTCGACGTGCGCTGGAACCTCAATCCGGGCGACCAGATCCCGGGCGGGTCGACCAGCGGCACGCCGAACCTGACGACGACGATCACCAACCTCGCCACCGGCGCCGGCGTGCCGAGCGTGGCCAACGCCTTCGCGGCGATCCCCACCACCTGGTTCACCCATTTCGTCTGCCCGTTCAACGACAGCACCAGCCTGAGCGCCTGTTCCACCGAGATGCTGCGCCGCTTCAACAGCATGTCCGGCGGCCTCGATGCGCGCTGCTTCAGCTACGTCTCGCTGGCCAACCTCACGCTGTTGCTGGCGGTGACGTCGGGCATGAACTCGCAGTTCATCTCGGTGTTCGGGATGCAGAACGAGCCGACGGCGCCGTGGGAAATGGCAGCGCTGATCGGCGGTGTTGCGGTGTTCAACCTGGTCAACGACCCGGCGCGGCAATTGCGCAACCTGGTGCTGCCGGGCGCGGTGGCGCCGCAGACGGCGGACATCCTGACAGAGACCGAGCGGCAGCAGATGCTGACCGGCGGCATGGCGACGCTGATCGCGGGCAGCGACGGCAGCGTGCGCATCGAGCGCGCGGTGAGCACCTACCAGTACGCGCCGGGCAACATCCCGGACACGTCCTGGATGGACATCATGACCGCGGAGACGATGAGCCGCATCCGCTACGACTGGATCAGCTATGTCGGGCTGATCTATCCGCGCAACAAGATGTCGGCGGACGGCACGCTGGGGGCGGAATACGACCCCGCCGTCGTCACGCCGCGGCGCATGAGCAGCACCTGGGGCGCGCGCTGCAACCTGTACGAGAAGCTGGGCTGGATCCAGAACTCGCAGGCCAGCGTGGCGGCTTCGGTGTTCATGCTGGACGCGACCAACCCGAACCGCATGGATGCGCGCCAGCAGATCCAGATCATGAACAACCTCATGATCCTGGCCGGCCAGATGCAGTTCGCGTTGTTGGCCGACCAGTCGACCACGGCCCAGACCTGAGGAGCGCGCGATGGCACAAGCCCTTGGCCTGGTCTATCTGGTTTGGAACGGCACCAAGATCGCGGTGGAGAAGGGCAGCACCTTCAAGAACGGCGGCCTGCAGCAGAAGCCGGTCATCAGCGGGCAGCAGGTGGACTTCGCCAACGAATTCGTGGCCGGCGAGGTGACGGCGACGAAGAAGCTGCTGCGCGGCGACTCCGTGCTGGGCATCTGGACCGCCGGCCAGGGCGAGCTGCAGGTGCAGTGCGACACCGGCCAGACCTATGTCGCGCCGGACGCCTTCCTGAAGAACACCGCCAACTGGACCAGCGGCGAGGGCGGCAAGGTGAAGCTGGAATTCGTGTTCGGCGTGGCCACGGAGCAGTTGAATGGCTGACATCGCACCTGCGGGCTTCCCGCCCGTGGAGATCATCCCGGCCGACGACCTGGTGATCGGCGCGGCGGCCGAGGAGATCGATACGCTCGATGCCGAGGGCGAGGACACGCTGCCGAAGCATGCGCGGCGCCAGGCCGACGGCAGCGTGATCCTGCCTCTGCTGTATCCGGTCACGCTGCGCTACCGCGCGCCAGGTGCGGCCAGCGTGACCGAGGAGCACCATACCGAGCTGCATTTCCACCGGCTGACCGGCGCCGACATGCGCCAGATTGCCGCGGCGCCGGCCGAGGACCGCAGCGTGGTGGCGATCGCCCGCAGCGCGCAGGTGCGCCCGGCGCTGATGCACCGGCTGTTCGACCGCATGGACGCGGCCGACGTGACGGCGGCGGGCGACGTGGTCGCGCATTTTTTGGGCAGTGGCCGCAGGACGACTGGCCGCTGATCCTGGCGGCGATCGGCGCGCACTACCACTGGTCGCGCGCCGAGCTGGAGGCGCTGACCGCCGAGGACGCGGCCTTCTGGCACAACGCCGCCGCGGCATGGTCTGAGCGGGTGCGGGAGAGCATGCAGCCATGAGCGGCACCGGCGGCGAGATGAAGGCCAGCCTGCTGCTGACGCTGGAAGACCAGCTCAGCGCCGGCCTGACTGGCCTGATGGAAAAGCTGGACAAGCTGATCGGCGTGACCGGCGACGGCTTCACCAAGCTCGGCGAGAAGCTGGACCAGGCATTCAGCGGCGTGGGGCCGGCCACCAAGAAGGCGGCCGAGCATGTCGGCGTCTTCGAGAGCGTGCTGAAGACTCTCGGCGAGACGGCCGGCACGGTCGGCAAGAAGCTGGACGCGATGTGGGGCGCCGGCGGTCGCCTCGCCGACAAGATCGGCGGCATCGGCGGTGCGGTCGCCGGGATCTCCATCGTCGAGCCGGTGGAGCAATACGCGAACTACGAGAACACGCTGCGCCACATCGCCATCACCGAGGGCAAGAGCGGCGACGCGGTGAAGCCGGAGATCGACCGCCTCACCAGGCTGTTCGCCGAGGACGCGCAGAAGACCGGCCAGTCGAGCGAGAGTATCGCGAAGGCGTATTCCGACCTCGTGCAGATGGGCATCTCGTCGAACATCCTGGACCGCGTGATCGGCGCGCACAGCCAGGCGGCCACCGCCTACAACATCAGCCCCGAGGCACTCGGCCCCGCGGTCGGCGCGCTGCTGCAGAATTTCAAGATACCGGAGGAGCAGATCGGTGCCGCGCTGTCCGCGATGGCGCAGGCATCGAAGGAAGGGCGCTTCAAGGTCGAGGATTTCTCGCGCGAGCTGCCGGGCGTGTCCGGCGTGATGTCGCTGCTGGGCATGACGGGTCGCGAGGGCGCGGATTACGGGTTCGCGTCGCTCGAAACGATCATGAAGAACTCGTCCGATCCCAGCCAGGCCTCCGCCGGCTTCGTCGATGCGCTGCGCTACATCACCGACAATGCCGGACGAAACGCGTTCAAGCGCGAGGGCATCGACCTGAGCGCCGTGCTGGCGGCCGGCCAGAAGGAGGGGAAGAACCCGCTCGACACGATCCTTGACCTGCTGACGAAGCTCACCGCCGGCATGGACCCGGTGGCGCAGGCGGAAAAGCTGGGCGGGCTGCTGCACAACCAGCAGGCGGCGCTCGCCATCCAGGCGCTGTTGCAGCACCGCGACGAGGCCAACACGCTGAAGACGAAGCTGGACGGCGTCGACCAGACCACGGTGCAGCGCGACTTCGGCACCGCCGTCGCCGCGCCGATCACCGAGGTGCGGCTGTTCCAGGAGAACATCGAACAGATCACCCGCACGATCGGCGAGGGCTTCGCGCCGGCACTGAAGGTCGTCGCGCAGGTGCTGGGCGACATGAAGGACGGGCTGACCGCGATCAACGAAGCCTTCCCCGTGTGGGGGCCGCGCATCGAGGCGGCGACCGGCGTGGTGGGCGCGCTGGGCGCTGCCATCGGGCTGATCAGCCTGGTGGCCGGCGGCCCGGTGGCGGTGGCGATCGCCGCGGTGGTGGCGCTCGGCGTCGCGGCCGAGGAAATCTACAAGCACTGGGGTGACATCAAGCAGTTTTTCGTCGGTCTGTGGCATGGGGTGCAGGACGCCTTCACCGCGTACGCCACCTGGCTGGAGGGCTGGTACGGCGGCGCGATGACCGCGATCATCGGCCGCATCAAGAGCGCCTGGAGCGGCCTGACGGACTTCTTCAAGCAGCTCTGGGCCGACATCGAGAGGCCGTTCGACGCCTTCGCCAGCAACGTGGAGGCGGTGCTGCAACGCCTGCACCTGGTCAGCGCCCCGGCCGCCCCCGGCGCGCCGCCGCCGCCGACCAATGCTCATGCGCAGCGCACCGGCTTCAGCGCACCGCCGGCGGCCGCGCAGCCGCCGGTGGACGTGCGTGTGCATGTGTCGCACGACCCCGGCCTGCGGGTGGACACCACCACCAACGGCGCGCCGGCCACGCAGGACGACGACGCCCGCACCGTCGGCCGCGACTGATGGATTTCCCGGTCGCGATCCTCGATGCGCCCGGCGCGTTGGCGGACGCGAGCTGGAACGGCATCCCGTTCTACATGCCGGACAGCCGGCATGCCGTCGGCCGGCGCGTGCAGCGGTTCTTCTTCCCGGGCCAGGACCAAACGGCCTTCCAGGATCTCGGCGCCTTCGACGGGCCGATGCGCATCACCGGCCTGATCGTCGGCGACCTGTACGTGTCCTATGCGCGGCAGCTTGAGGCGGCGCTGCGCACGCCCGGCCCCGGCACGCTGGTGCACCCGTGGTTCGGCGACCTGGCGATGGTGCTGACCGAGCCGGCGGAGATCACCTTCACCCAGAAGGAAATCCGCGTCGTCCGCTTCAGCGCCAGCTTCGCGCCCTACGTGCCGCCGGACGAGCAGGACGGGTCCACGCTCGACGACCTGCTGGACGCGATCGCCGCGGTGCAGGAACAGGTGCAAAGCTTCATCGCGGCGGTGCTGGCGCCGGTGGAAATCGCGCTGTGGCTGGCCGGCAGCGTCGCCAGCTATGCCGCCGGCCTGGTGGGCTACTGGCAGGCCGTCACCGGCGCGCTGGGCAGCTCGGGCGCCCCGGGCAATCCGCGGCTCGCCGCCGCCGTCGCACCGGCCATCGCGGCGCTGGGCGGCGTGGCCGACGTGGCGACCGGCAGCCAGTATGCGGCGACGGTGGGCGCGCTGATCGCGGCAGTGCCGGCGGCGGTGGTCGCCGCCAGCCAGACCTTCCTGACGCCCGCGGTGGGGCCGGGCGACGCGGCCGTGGTGCCCGTGCCGATCGATGGGCGCGTGACCATGACCATCCTGCTGGCCGCCAGCAGCAGCGCGCAGGCGCAGGTCGGCGCGGTCGGCGTGACCGGCAGCCTGGCGCTGGCGGAAGCGGCGCTGACCGCGATCGCCGCCGCCCAGGCCGCCACCACGATCGCCTGGAACAGCGCGCAGGAAGCGCAGGCGGACCTGGCGCTGCTGCTGGCGGCGATCGACGCCACCGCCACGCAGGCGGCCGTCGCCTCCGTGCCCACAGTCTCCACCGTCGCGGCCGCCGTGCAGGCCGGGCTGCTGTGGTGCGAGCTGCAGGACGCGCGGGCGGCGCTGGTGGCCGACATGTCCGCCATCATCGGACGACTGCCGCAGGTGCAGACGGTGATCGCCTCGGCCGCGCTGCCGGCCTGGCTGATCGCCAACATCCTGGCCGGCGACACGCCCGGGCTGATCCAGTCCACCTATGCCGACCTGGTCACCCGCAACACGCTGCGCAACCCGGCCCTGGTGCCGGCCGGCGCGCTGGAGACGCTGGCGAGTACGGCCAGCCTGGTGCCGTCGGCATGAGCTGGAGCAGCGGCGGCGGCCGGCTGGCGCTGACCGTCAACGGCGACGCCTACACCACCTGGCTGTCGGCCACGCTGCGCCGCGACCTGCGCGACATCACCGGCACCGCGACGCTCGCCTACTACGACGCCGGCCGGGCGGCCGCGGCGATGCCGGCGACGCGCGCGCCGGGGCCGGTGCCGTCGCCGGTGCTGCGGCGGAAGAGCTGCCAGGTGGCGCTGGACGGCGAGCTGGTGCTGGACGGCTGGATCACCGCCATGCAGGGCGCGTGGGAGGAGCGGTCGCTCTCGACC